TTTGATTTACTATTGTTGCAACAACACCTGAAGTAGAGCCTGTTAAAACTGTACCATTTGTAAATTGTGCTAAAGTGTTTGTACTATCTATACTTGAAAGTTTTACAGCGTAATAATTTAAATCATAACCAATCTCGCCAGGAATAACCATAGCGCCTTTTTCAAAGAAGTGGTCACCTAATTTTTCAATTTGATTTTGTAGAATTGTTTGTGATTGTGTTAACTCTCTTGCCTGAACAGCAAATGCTGGTCTAAAAAGTATTCTATGAAATGATTTGCTTTCTGCAAAGTCATCATAGTAAGGCGAGAGGTTAAAGTCTGTTGGACTTGACATTTAATTACCCCTAAAATTCTATGACCAGTTTAATGTTTTCCGTTTGATCTGGTGCTCTTTGTATCGGTGTTCTATTTTCAATATAAAGTACATCACCTGAATTGTGGTCTATTTCAGGAACTGCATATCCTGAAGTAAACGAAACATTGTTAACTGTTCCTGTTGATGAAGTGTCAGGTGTTCCTGTAGGAGAACTACCACCTTGACCTGTAATAACATTTGCACCTGAGAACGCCGTTAAATTACCATTTGCGTCCACACCAGCATCATTGTGTCTTGTTTGAATGTAATATAAAATATTGTTTACTGAATCCCATTCTACAACTTTACCAACAGCACCTGTTGTTGCCTGATTAATTTCCTCATCAACTGTAAAAGTACCTGGAGTTGGAGAAGAAGCAATTTTAATTGCCTTTGATAATCTTGCCGTATTTGAAGTTACTGCTAAAGAAGATTTTGTAGGATCTCTTAATAAAGCAATTTTTCTAAAGTCATTAACAGCAGAAAAGTCGCCAGAGTTTGCACTTTCTGTTCCTTCTAAACTTGTGTTCATCATAACAAAGAAAGCACCTAATTCTTCTTGTGCATTTGCACCGTGACCACCTTTAGGTGGAATAATTACATCTAATTCTGCACCTGCTAAACTAGTTGCACCAGCGGCAACTATCTGTGCATTTGAAATTGTACCAAAAGTATAACCTGTACCTGGAGTAGTTACTGTTACTGAAGTTACAAGACCACCACCAACAACTACTGTAGCAACACCACCAGAACCATCTCCTCTAATAGGTATACCTGTAAATGATCCATTTGCACCACCTGAACCAGCAGATTTAATTTTAATTACATCTATTCCACCGTCAACAGCAGCAGAAATTACATTTGATTGATCTGACCCTGGACTAGAGTTTGGCGAAACTGCCATAAAATCTGTTGATAAGAAATTTGCTTGTTGAGCAGCAGAAAGTGTGTACATATATTTCCACTTGTATCCATCAGTAGTTGTAATTACTGAAGTTGAAACACCAGTAGGTTCATCTGTTGAAACAACACCACCGTTGTTATCTAAACATTTGTAAATATTTCGTGCTGAAGATAAAACATAAAAAGTTGCGTCAAATAAAGTAGTTGCACCACTATTTGCTGTTTGTTTTACACTTGTTGATCCTGTTGTATATTCTCCATAATCGTGTCTGTAAATATCATATATCGTACCTGCTATCCAATTTCTTCTTGGAATAACAAAAGCAATATCTGAAGATTGTACTCTTTTAGCAGCAATTAAATCGTCAAACGTATAAAATTCTCTACCTATTGAATCAGCAGGTGTATTTGGTAAAGAATCAGTACCTTCGTAATCTGTTCTTCCATCAGGTCTTGTTGCAGTACCAAAAGGTTGTGGTCTTCCAATTCCTAAGTAATACACTTGATTGTTTGTTTCAGAAAATGATTCTGAAAACTGTTCAGCGTTGTTTAGTCTAAATTTATTTGTTATAATTGCTGGCATAATTCCTAATTCTTTCTTATATTTATACTACTTTTCATTAAGTTATGTTAATTGTTCCTACCATTGCTGAGTGTGATGTACATTGATAATAAAGTGTTGCTGGAGTATCCATAGATACGTGAAATATGATTGCTCCTGAAGCACTTGCATTATTGGTAACTCCTGTATTATAAGCAGTACCACCGGTTCCTGTTGTTGATTGTATTCTGAATGGGTGTGAACCACCAGAGTTATTAATAAAATAGTAAGTTTGACCTTTTTTCAAGTGTAATGCTGGATTATCACCTGAAGTAGAAGGAAAACCTGCACCTGTAAATAAGTATGCACTTGAACCATTTGCTGTTACCAACAATTGTGAAACTGGTGTTGTCGCTTGTACCCAATTTGTGCCATTATAAACTAATGACATACCTGCTGTTGGCGAACTATTTACTACATCTGTTAAATTGTCTAAAGCAACTGAACCACTTGCAGGAGCAGTTACATTAAATCTTCCTTGTGCTGAACTCCAAGTTAAAACATTACCATCTGCAACACCTGTTATATTAACATCCGTATGTGATGAAACGGAAGAATTTTCATCTAACAATCTAACCCATCCACTACCTGAAGAATAATATGGTCTGTTACCTACACTATCATAAGCATACATTCCTACATATGTTGAAGCTGATGGTAATGAACCAAAACCTGAAAAATCAAATCTTATTTTTGAACCTGCAGTAGTTAAATCAATTGTACCTGTTCCTGATAATGATGATGTGCCAGTTAGGTTTAAATTTGCTGTTGTACTTAATGTTGTACCTAAATTAACTGCCGTAGAACCAATTGTAACTGAATCATTTACTAAAGATGAATTAGGAACATTTGCAACACTTAACTCTATTCTATTGTTTGTAATAGCAGTTGAAATACCTGAACCGCCAACTATTTCAAAACTACCACCTAAATCAATATCAAAGTTAGTAGATGTATCATCACCTATTGTAATTTTTTTATTGACAAGTTTATCATTTGAAATAGAACCGTCTAATTGAGCATTTGTAATTGTTCCTGATAATGAACTTGTAGGATAATTTGTTGCGTCTGATAAATCAAAAGCAGGAGTAGCGTCCGTGTTACCTAAAGAAAGTTGTACACCACCGTAAGAAACTGTTGAATTTGTTAAAGAAGTATTACCGATATTATTTAATGTATTTGTAGAACCTGAAATTGTTTTATTTGTAAGTACATCACTAGACGTTTCAGTTACGATTGAGCCGTCTGTGGATAACACTATTCTATTGTTTTCAATAGCAGTAGAAATACCTGAACCACCAACTATTTCAAAACTACCACCTAATTCAACATTAAAGTTTGTAGAAGTATCGTCACCGATAGTAATAGATGAATTATCTAATTTTGTGTTAGGTAAAGAAGATAAAGCACTTGAAGGTATATTAGTAATAGTATTTGAAGCACCACTAATTGTTTTATTAGCAAGAACTTGTGAAGCACTATCTGTTACATAATTACCAGTAAGTAGAGTGGTACCATCACCTAAAGCAGTGTACAATTCAGTAAAGTTTGTATTTACTTTACTTGCACCTTCTCTTAAATTATCACCTGTTCCATCATTAGCAGATGTTCCTCTATTAATTAATTGTTTTGCCATTTCGTTCCTAATTGTTTCTACTATTTATAAACATTTCTATGGGGTTGTATCATCAAAAGTTACAGTTGTTTGAGCAAAGTTAGTAACCGTGTTATCAAAAACATCCTGAGAAGTTGCAAATTGTGTAGGCATTGCGAAATTTGTCTTTAATAACTGACCATCTGGATTTGAAGTTGCTAAGAAAATAGCACCTCTTCCATCTAGTGATGTTCTTGTACCTTGTATTTTTATTCCACTTAATTCTTTAAATGTTATTTTACTTGCACCTGAATTTACACCAAATAATGTATTTGCGTATTTGTTTATTGTACCAAATTTAGGTCCTGCATATGCGTACCCTTGTTTAACTTCTACACCATCTATTGTTGCTCTTTTTCTACTAAGCATACGAATTTCAATTGGTGGTCTTGTCAAAGTTACATCTCTGGTATTTGAGGTAAATGGATCCTCATAATCATTACCAGCGTGTATTGTTCCACTAGCCATATTATCTGATCTTAAATTTGATCCGTCATCTATTGTTCCTAATCTTCTACCAAAGACAGTTGTAAACAATATATTTAATATATTGAATAATGGTGTATCAATAGCACCTGATATAATACCAGTAATTGGTGTTCTAACTTTTAAACTTAATCTACTTTGTAAATCAACTTGACCTGTAAAATAAAAACCACTTGTGTGCATAGTTTTTTTGAAACTATCTCGCCAGTCATTAATAGATTGACCAACTTTTATTACATAAGAAAAATCTTGGTAGTATAAACTATCTTGTATTTTCATTGTTTGTTCAGATACATAACCATCTTCATTTAAAAATTTACCATCTGTATCTGCAACAGAAACTACATCAATTGTAGCACTAGCAACATCTAATCTACTTACTGTTGCTGATCCACTACTTGTTGATGTTATAGTTTCATTTAAAATAAAATTAGTATTTAAATCTTTTACTTTTAATAAACTTATATCAGCATTATAACTTGCAAGTGTACCAGTTGCACCTGAAGTAGCACCTGTAATAGTATCATTAGAATTAAAGTTACCTGATTTGTTAGTAAGTAATAAACAGTTTCTAAATTTAATTGCTGGAGATGGACTGTTTTGATAACCTTCTCCTAATTCGTTTGTTTTTAATCCTATAACTCTACCTATTTCTGTACCGTGTGCTAAAACATTTGCACCTGTACCACTTGATGTTATTGATACTTTAGGTAAGGAAGTGTAACCACTCCCTCTATTAACTAAAAATATATCTGTTATATCATTTAAGTCGGAGTTTGTAGCACCTTCCATAACAATTTTGTTTCCAAAATAAATATCGCTTCTTTGTGTTTCGTCTTCAAGTACAATATGATCTTCTTCATTTGTTCCTGGTGTTCCTGACTCTTGTGTGAAACCACCATTGACAACAGAAACAAATCCTTCTGCATTAACTCCTTGCGTACCTGTATTATCAAAAACTAAATCATCTCCTACAGAATATCCTGATCCTGGATTATCAACGACTATTTCTGATACAGGTCCTGAACCAATATCACTAATAGCAATATCAGCACCAACACCACCACCTATCACAGATAAAAAATCACCAGTAGAATACAAGTTACCATCATTTGTAATTGTTTTTAATCCTGGTATACCTGTAACATTTGCTTTTATAAAAAATCCATCTGTATCATTAGAGGTTCCTGTAACTTCTTCATCAATAACAAAAGTACCTGTCATTGAGTTTATATTAAGTACAAATTCAGAAATTTCTATATTTCCGATTACAAATTTCTTTACTGATTCTATAATAGCAGTTGCATTTGAATTATTGCCTGTAATTGTTCTACCAACTAATTGTGTTGTATCACCAACTGTAGCTTCAACTCTTATAACTTTTTGTGTGTTCCATTGTCCATCAGATACACGTAACATTTGTTCTCTAGGATAAAATGTTTCTGATGTTTCATTAAATAATATTCTAAAAAATAATTCGTGTCCTTTTTGTGTACCTTTCATACGGTACATAGATTTAATGTTTTTAATTAAATTTCTTTTGTCCAATCCATTTGCTAAATTTTCAGGTATTGTTTTTAAAAATTCATCTCTAAATTTTGATAAAAAATTTGATATTACTTTGTCTGGATCTCTAAAGTTTGTTAAATCCTGAATACTATTTACAGGATTAGGAAGATAATTATTAATAATTGCTTGAGCACCTGAAGTGTTACCAATTATAGTTTCATTTAAAGAAAATTTGTCTTGTGCTGTTATAAAAATTTTATTAGTAGATAAATCTTCAGCAACAACTGTAGCAGTTGCGTTTGATGTAGCACCTTTTATTGTTTCACCGACTGTAAATTTACCAAATACTGAATCTTCAAAAATTATTTTATCGCCTTTGTCTTGTTGCGTTTTTTCTGAAGTTATTTTTGAACCGTCTAATAGTAAATTATCTGCAATACCTGTTTCGTTTTCTAAGGTAATACCATCTGTGGTTTCAATACTAGTAACCTGCAAACAAGCAGATTCCATAAATTGATAATAAGTTTTTAAGAATTGAACAAACTGTGGGTGGTCATCAACTACAAAATTAGGTAATTGACTAGTAATGAGTGTTGAGATTTTATCATTAAACTTTGCCATAGGACATTAGTAACTTGGTGTTGTTGTGTACCCTACTCCTGCCTCGGAAGAACCACCTACAAAGGTATCTTCAGAAACATTTACAATTGTATTAGCAACATCAATTTCTAAAATTTGATCTCTTACAGGTACAACATCATTTGAACTAGGAGTAACAGTTATTTCAATTTTACTAGAAGCAGAACCTCTAATATTTGAAATAGAAGCAACACTTAAAGAATTAAGAGTAACTTGTCCTGAAGAATAATCTATTGTGCCTTGTGTAGCATTTTGTATTGTTTTAATACCACTTACAAGATAATAAACTCTCACATTTCCAATACCATCATCATCTAAAAACATTTCATTGTTGTTTCCTGATATTTTAAATCCAGTAGATGATAAAACTGATTCGTGTCCTGAATGTGGACTGTAAATTGCATTTCTAAAATAAACATCATATTTTGTAGATGAGTTTAAAGTAGGTGTAAAATCTTTTCTCATTTTAACGGTTGTAATATTAGATAATATTGAACTATCTACATTATCAATTATACCTGTCATTTTAGAAAATCTAAACACACCATCAAATGCTGATAAAGTATTTGTATTGTAATTTGTTATCGCACTTAAAATATCTGACTTTAAAGTGTCTGAAGTTTTAGCAGTTGAGTTTTTATTATACTTAGCATTAACAACTAATATTATTGAAGTTATAATTGGGTCAACTATTTCTGGTCTAACAGAAGCAACATTGTAATTTTTTAATTTTGTAACTATATCTAATTTTGTTGCGTTAGTTAATGGTACACCTGACTGACCTTTGACTGCAATCTTAACAACACCGTAAATAGGTGTTTCATCATCTTCACCACCCCAAGCACTTATAGAAGTTGCATTAGGATAAATTGATTTTACTAAAGTTTCATAATCAGTTGTAGTAACTGCTCTGTCTTGTGATGTATATTGTAAAGGTGCATTAAATCTAATTGATTCTTTTGTTTCAGGAATAGAACCACCTTGTGCTGCTGTTTTAGTTACAACAGTTACATCTGAAAATCCACCTACTGAACCTTTTGCTGTGAAATTTGCTGTGCCGTTTGCGTCTTCTAAATTTGAAACTATATATTCTAAAGTTATAATATTACCATCTGCTAATTTTTTACCTAATATATCATCTCCAAAATAAATTTCAAATTTACCTGTATCTGTTTCTGATAGAAAATATGCCTTTGATGTATTATCTAAACTTTTCAATCCTGTTGCTAATGTATAAACTTCAGTTGTTGTATCACTAATAGAAGTTTGTACAGTTACTTTTAAAGTTGTTGTATCAGCATTTACATTTGGAATTACAAATCTTTGGTCAACATCTGTACTATCAACTGTATATTTAAAATTTACTAAAGTGCCTTCATATAAAGTTATATTTGAAAATTTATAAACACCATCTTGTGGTGATATTGCAATATCTTCATTAGTTACAAAATTATATTCTATATTATCTATCTTTGCTGAAAATGTTGTTCCTTTGTCCATTGTAACTGAAGAACCAGTAGCGTTGTTTAAAGTTATGTCAACAACAGCAGTAGGTGATTTTGCTGATGAAGGAGTATATCCTAACATCTTTGCTAATGATACTACATTTTTTCTAATATCAGCAGAGTCAAGGTACATTTCATTTGCAACCATATTAGCATTGAAACCTAGGTAGTGTGTATTGTATGCTAAAGTGTCTAACAAGACAGCAAAACCTGAACCTTCAAAATTGTAATCTGAAAACTCTGGTTGATCTTGTAAGAATGATTTTAAATTTGATTTTATTGCGTCAAAATCTAAATCTGCTACTACGAATTTATTACTTGCCATATTATCTTAATCTTTCTAAAAATGTTTCTACTTCTACTGGTGAATTTGATCCAACAACGTAAAACATAATTTTTAATTCATAACTATTTCTATCAATATTAGGATTTGCTAATATTTGTTGTAAACTAATTCTTGGTTCAAAATTATTTAAAACTTCAGCAACCTTTCTTTGTAAATTAAGAGCAGTTAGAGGTGTCATTGGTTCAAACAACAACGATCTAACATCACTTCCTATTTCAGGATGAAAAGGTCTCTCATAATGATTTGTATTAATTAAATTTCTGACACTTCTCTTTACTGCCTCTACATCTGATAATTTATTAACATCATTTGTAATAGGATTACGACCAAAATCTAAATCTAAATCTTTATAGATTCTATTTGCTCTTTTAGAGTTGTTATTAGTGCTAGCATCATAGTTTGACATATCTCTTATATTTATACGCTAACCAGAGAAAACATTAGAAGAACCTTGAGCAACACTAGTACATCCTGATATACCATCACCTACACGACCACAACCTTTACCATTTACAAATACCGTTGTTGATCCAGTAGATATACCTGCAGAATGTGTAGGACAAGGTGGTATATTAGGTGGTCTCAAATGTGGTGTATTATTATCACCTTGACGAGATATACCAATACCATTTACACGTACATTTGACGATCCTTTTGCTCTTGTCATTCCTGAACAATGAGCAACATCAGCGTCTCCTATTCTAGTTACCGCTGGCACGACTTAACAACTCCTGTAATTTACTATTAAATGTTTCCATAAAGTTATGTTCCTCTTGTGTATGAGGTCCTTCGGGATAATCTGGTATAAATGATATTACCTGTTCAAAAGATTCAGGTATATCTGAATATTTAGTGAACTTGCAGATTTTTTTATCCTTTAAAACTACAAATTCACCTGTTAATATCATTATGCACTTTTTCTACTTGATTCTAATTTCGCTTTTGCGATTGCTCTTCGTTTTTCAACCATTATTGATTGTCTTATTTTTCTTCCCATAGGGATTTTTACTGAAGTTTGTATTTTATTACCTTTTTTAGTAATAAATTCAACTCCTATTCGTTCATCTTTAAAATCACCTTGAACAGACATAACTGCCTTCTTCAAACTCATTGATTCTTTCTCTTTTTCGTCACCTGCTTCATTCCAAAACTTAAATATTCTCATTTTTGCCATTTTTATGCTCCATTAAATAAATCTTCATTGTTTAAATCGTATTTTACAGTATCTTCCCAAGAATCATCATCTTTTTCGCAACGACAATTAGTACAACAAACAGTTTTTTCTTTTTCTCCGTAATCTTGTAAACATTTTTCGCCACAATGCGATTCGTGTCCGCAATTTTGACAATATTTTTGTGAATTTACCATATTACTATTTATAGTTAAAATTTACAACGTGTTTTGTGTTGCAAATTTTCAATTTGTCTTAATCCATCAAGTGATTCGCTCATTGATTCGTTGGAATTATCAAATTCTGGTCTATAATCGCAATTTTCTTTGATTTTTGTACAATTTACGAGAACAAAAAGAGAACATAACAAAAAAAGTGTAATTATTTTCATATTTTCGGGATTATTTTGTTGACTTTAGGGTCTTTTTCCTATATTATAGTATGTATATGATAACAAAAACACAAAAAACAAATAATTTGACAATTGTAAGAAATGTTGCTTATAGTCAAATTAAAAAAATGAAGAAAAACATCAAAGAAATCGTTGAAGTTGATAACGACCTTTTAGAGATAATTGATATTAATATGAAAAACGCAATTAATAAGATTATCCACGATTATAACTTCAAAAAAATAAACCAATAAAGAGAAAAAAACACTATGATAAAATATAAAACATATCCAGTTGACAATTCAAAAACTATTTTTGTACCTACTCGTATTAATAAATCAGTTGTACATAGAATAATGAAAAAAAATAGTAAAGACGCTATTTTTAGATCAGTTGAACTTTCAAATGCAAAAAAATTAGAAAGTGATTTAAATTTAGATGAAGTTGTTGCTAAAAATCAACTAAAAGAAAAAATAACTAAAGTTTTATCTACTCTTACACCAAGAGAAGAAAGAGTTATTAGAATGAGATTTGGTATCGGTTTGAATACTGACTATACTTTAGATGAAGTTGGTCTACAATTTAATGTAACCAGAGAAAGAATTAGAATGATAGAAGCAAAAGCTTTAAGAAAATTAAAAGATCCTAGTAGAACTAAAGAATTAAAAGATTATTTACAAGTTGTATAACAAAAAGGAGAAAAAATATGACACTACAAAAACAAGCACTTAATCAAATTGAGGCTTATAATCAGTTAAGATACAAAGAAGAAACTATGAAAAAAATAAAAGAACATACATCAGCAGTTATGTTTGTTATTTTTCTATTCAGTATGATAGGATCTGTTGGTGCTATAGAAGAAAATAACTTTATGATAGGTGCTATGATGGCCTTAACAGGTATAGTAACTGGTTTAATATCAATCGCATTACAAAACAAATAGGAGAAAACACTATGACTATGATAACACAAACTGCTAAGACACTAGATGAAGGAATTAAAAACTTAATGGCTGGTGCTAAACAAGACTATGTAAAAATGTCAACAATGGGTGGCAAAGAATTAACTGGCTACCCTAAAGAACAAGTTGAAAAATGGGATAGTAGAACATCTATAAGACCTGGTAAAAAGTATATTAAGATTGTACAAGAAAACGGCGTGTTTTGTTTTATTGTAAAAGAAGATTTTAAACATTTTAAAAAGGGTGATATATTGAAAGCCGCTGGTTTTAATGCACCTGCTTTAAACTCTGC